GTCTTCGGGTAGCTCGGGCGCCTCGGAGCGGGCCTCAGCCAGCTCATCCAAAGAGTTAATCTCCCGACCGTAACGCTCGCTCAAGAACGAACGGACGTCATCCTCGGAGAGCCCGGTAGACTCTTCGACCGCAGTCTCCTCCGGGGCGGGGGCCTCCCCGTTCACCTCGGCCTCGTGCTTGTCTAGCAGCTCCTTCTCTACCTCTTGGACAGACTTAGTCTCTGCGGATACCTCTCTTACTTTAATTTCCATTTATATATAGTTTATCGTGGGCTGAACTCAGCAAGGTCGAAGCCATCGAGGCTGTCCTCGTTGGACTCGAAATTCATAGGCGGCAAGTTATTCTTCCGTTGGTCGATAAGCTTGCTCTGCTCGGTATTTTGTTGACTGATGCGCTTGGACTTGGCGTCCTCACGGCTGTCCTCACGCTTCTGTAGCTGCTGCTCCTGCATACCGTGGAGCTGCATATTGTACTTAAACTCGAGGTCCATGAGCTGGGCCTTGGCCTGAGCCTCGGCACGCATCTTCTCAATCTCAAAAGAAATTTCCGCCTGCTTGACCTGCATCTTGCTCTGCGCCTCCGCCTGAATCTTCTGCATAGCCGTTTGTGCGGCCACCTGCTGGGACTGCATATTGTTCTGCGCCTGCATCTGCTGCTGCTGGAGCTGGAACGTGCGCTCCTCCTCCTGCTTGGCGATACGCTTAATCTTGAGCAGTTGGTTGGCGAGCTTGAGGTTTTTAATCTCGCGGATATCGATAGCGTCCTCGAGGTCGATACCGCCCTTGCTCAAGGCCATTTGGATATTGGCCTCGAGTTGGGCTCGCTCCTCCTCGTCGGGGCTAACTTCAATAAATACTCCGAAGTCGTAGATATAGAGCTCGTTAATTTCCCTGAGGATACTGACGTTGTACTTACCAATCTGGTTGACGAACTCGTCTTTGAAATCGGCGTACTCGAGGATGTCGCTGACGCGGTAGGTGAGGGCCTCGGCCAGAGACCGGAACATAAAGAGGCTCCCGTCGAGGACGTGGCGCGTAGCCGTATTGCTATTGGCGGCAGCCAGCTTCTGCAAGCCCACCAAGCTGTGTGGGTCGGGCGTACTTCCGTCGCGGGCTTCGTTGAGGCCCGTAACGTCACGAATCATCTGCAAGTAGTGATTCATATTGCCGATGAGCATCTGCGTCTTAGCCGCCCCGCTGTTGCTATTGAGCTCTTGGATAGGCACCTTGCCTTGGTTGTACTCCCCGTCTTGGGTGTACGACCGCCCCACCACACTACCGGTTTGGAAGTATAGGCGCAGGGCGTCCTCCGGGCTGTAGGCGTTGCCGGTACCGAGGTCGACCTCGTTGAGTCCGTCGGCATCGATGTATACGCCGTCGGGAACGGTGCGGGAGATGACCTGCTGGAGCTTGAGGTGCGTAATCTGGATGAGGTCGGCGAAAGGAATCATGCGCCGCGTAAGCGACTCGATGACGCCCTTATACATCCGTGGTGCCGTAGCCACATAGTTGGGCAGCGCATGCTGGCTGGCCGACTTGGGGCGCACCATATTCTCCGCTATCTCCCACTTGAGCAGGATATTGGTGCCCATAACCATGACGCCGTCGTACCATACGTCGATGGTCTTCTCGACCTTCTCGTAGTTGCCCTCCTCCATCATCTCTTCGGGAGGGTTGAACTGGTCGTCCTTTTCTATTACGCGGGCTCCGTCGCCCTCGAGAATCTTCTTCTTATAGACAATCTTCTTGGTCGTCTTATAGTTGAAGTACATCAACGTAGCCGTATCGCGGTAGAAGATGTCGTTCTCGTAGAACTGAGCTACGTTGTAGTAGTCGTACCAGCTCTGGCTGTACTTGCTAATCTCCTCCAAGTCCTCGTTGGTGAGGCTCGGGTCAATCTTCATGAGCTCCGTGATGGGGAGCGTCTTAATCTCGCCCCAGTAGAAGCAGTCCTTGAAGTATGGGTCCTCGGTATAGCTGTACACCACATTGGCAGGGTCTACATACGAGACCTGTACTCCCGCGCCGGGCAAGAACTCGTGCTTGGCGACGCTGACACCCAATACCGTTAGGTCGTAGTCCATGCGCTTACGCAGGTCGGTATAGTGGTTCTCCTCAAGGATGGTGTTGATAGCCTCCTCCTCAGCAATCTCGATAGCAGGCTTGTAGTTGAGCTGCATATAGACCTTGAGCTCCTCGTCGTTATTGGGGAGGTCGCCGGGGTCCATAGTGAACGGGTCTACGCCCGTCTTCTGCTGTATGATTTCCAGAACGGGCTTGGCCACCATCTGCCCCTCAATCATATCCTGATACTTGCTTCGCTTGGCCTGCGAAAGGGCGTCTTGGGCATACGCCTTGACCTTGAAGACGCGCTCGGACATACCGTTGACTACGATATCCACGAACTTAGGGAGGATAGGAACCGGCGTCCAGTCCAGATTGAGGTACGAGAGGTCGCCGTCGATAGCGAGCTCGTTCTTATACTTGGCTATGCTTTGCTCGCCACGGGCGTAGAGGCGCAGGCGGTTGAACTCGCGCCACTGGTTGTAGAAGCGGCACTGGTTGCCATCCTTCTTAAACCACTCGTATTGAATGGCCTGACCAATCATTAGGCCATACTCATCCGTGGCTTTCTCGGCGTCAGAAACGAACTGACTCGGAAACCCTGCGGTAGAGATGTTGATTTTGACATCCTTCATTTATCTCTTGAGCTCGCTCCTAAAACCCTTATTGGTATACCTAGGCAAGGTAATGCTTATTGAACTCTTCTTTTGTTCAGGCATATACAGGTGCTTTTGGTTGGCCATAACGGCGAGGCCACTGCTGATAGTAGCGTCGAAAGCAGTCCTATTGCTAATATCAAACCGGGCCCAGTCCTCGAGAGTACGCACGAAAGGCATCTCCCCTATCTCCCCGTTTTCGCGGAAGGTGCCGTCCATATCTATGCCCACATGCTTCTCTATGTAGCTCTCTATAGCTGCGGCATGGGCCTGCTTAACGTCCTCGCTACTGTTGGGTATCCCGCCCAGCTCGCGCTCCGTCTTAGAGAGCTTGTTGAGGTGCTTGTCCGGGCGGTTCATGCAGAAGCCCCGGTACCCACGGTTCTTGAAGTGGTAGAGTAGGCGCGGTTTATTGTTCTCGATAAGGATGGGCATACCGTAGAAGACGCACGCCATGAGCACCTCCTCGAAAAATATCTCTGCCGTCTGTGGCCTAGCGACATACTCCAAGAAGAACTGGTTGGTGGGGGCGTCGTCCATATGGAACTTGGTCATTCCGTGCAAAGCGCCGTTAGAACCACCGCCACCAACAGTGCCGCTAATATCGTAGGAGTCACATCCAAAAGAACCAAGGTGCTCATTGCCGGGGAACTTGATGCCGCGCTTTTCCACCCACCGGTTCTGTAGCCCCGCCTTTGGGAACCAAGAGATATTAAAGCGACCGCGCTTGTCAGGTCTAAAGATGACACGCGAATCTTTAATGCCGTTTTCCCAACTGAAAGACCCGCGCGTGAGGTAGTGCTCCTTGACCAAGCTATCGGCGTAGTCTATCTGCTGGTAGATTTTGGTGAGGTTGAAGAGGCTCTGCTTGCTTTCGTCGCGGAAGGCATGCGACTCGGTACGCGGAAACTGTCGGTAGAACTCGTTGAGCGCATCGGGGTCGCTCTTCATGCTCTCTACCTCCGCCTCCCAGTAGTCGATAGCGCCGCCCTTAATCATCTCGCCATCGACGCCCTTGACGGGCTTCTCCGGGGCGTGGAAGACGGGGTGGCCGTACTGGTCTATGAAGCCCTCCATATTGTACTCCATGGGGATGAACAGGGAATACATACCGCTCTTGGTCTGGCCGTTGGCATTGCGCGTAGCGGGGTCGGAATCCTCGTACAGCTTCTTGAAGTTGGAGCCACCCTTGGCAAGCGCGTTGGACGTAGAACCCATGAGGCACTTGCCGATAATCTTACTTCCCAAGCGCAGGCACGTCTTGGTTACCCTCCAGTTGTTGAGGATGTTGTTGGGCTTTATCCACTTCCCGCTCTCGTCATGGACCAGTAGGAGAAGTTTCTCTCCGTCGTAGGAGTTGTCGTCGGTATTCTTCCAGTCTATGGTTGTGTCGAGGCCGAGAATCTCTTCCGCCTCGATATCGTACATATTCTTCTTAGTAATCTTAGACGCCGGAACACGGAAAGCCAGCTCCGTCTTAGGCTTGTCCATACCGTCCTGTATAGGCTTGAAGAAAAACGGAAGTCGGTTGGCGATAGGTACCACCTTATCGGTGAACATCTTCTTTGCATCCGAGCCCGTCTTCGAGAGTATCCCAACGCGTGAGTCTTTAGCCAGCGTGCCCGTATTTACGCACTCCGAAGAGCCCATGAAGGAGAACCCCGAGCGGCGAATCTTGAGGTACGCCATACCGAAGCTGCGGGAATCGGCGCGGCACGCCTCCCAGAAGATAAAGAAAATCCTATTGGCCTCGCGGAAGTCGGGGTAGCCCACATCGATACTCGTCCACTGCAAATACATATAGTGGGCGCCGGTCATATATGTCGGCTTGCCGTTATTCAAGAACCAGTGGCCGTCCTCGCGGCGGTCGAACTCCGCCTCGATATAGTCCACCCAGTTGGCCTTGAACGTATTGTGCATATCGTTCCACTGGAATATGCTCTGTATGCGGCTCAGGGCCTTAGGCAGCTCCTCGCGCACCCACCGGTCCTTGCCCTCAGGTAGGTCTTTGGGGGCGGGAGGAAGCGCGATATACAGCCCGTTGATATTCATGACGTCGCCTATCTGCCCCGACTTGGAGATGACGACCATATCGTACTTCTCGTTATATCCGTAGTACCACGTCTTAGCGCGGTTCTTATTGGATACGACAGCCTTGGGGATATGCCCCACGGCGGTGGTATACAGCCTATCTAGACCTTCGCTCTGCAAAACCCACTTTACTATCGGTGCGACTTGGCGTCTGTGCCAAAGCTTCTTCCTCGGAATCTATGCGGTTGAGAATCTCCAGCGCATCGAAGATGGCCAGCTTCTTTGTCGCCGCTGCGTTCTTTAGCCTGTCGGCAGCGAGGTCGTCGTCTTCGCCGGGCTTGAGGATATCCTCTTGCGCCACCTTGATGAGCTGCTCCACAGCGATACGCCCCGCCGCGATAATGCGCTCCTTCAGTTGCTTTGAATCTTGCATGTTATCTGGTGGTCAAACATCCTATACAGCTTCTTCCCATCGACCTCGAACTCGTACTCGCTATCGGGGCGGAACGTAACCTCGTCGCCAGCGCCTACGCCCTGAGACATAAGATAGTCATTAGGATATCGCATAACGCCCATGAGCGGCTCCTCCGTCAGGGGCTTGAATATCGTAGACTCCTTGGTCGGAATGGGCTCAACAAAGCAGTACCTCCCGTGGGGGCGCCACGCAGAATCTGGGGAGCGCGACATATAGAACTGCTCGAAATCGACAAGGAAGAGGTCGTCCTTGAGGAAGCTGCGCCCGCTTTGGCGGCGGCCCTTCATGTCGTTGTAGAACTTGAATACGTTGTGGTGGACCAGTAGGGTGTCCCCAACGGCGATAGGCCCGTCATACCCCACCGGAAGGGCTACGACCACGCCCTCGCGGTTGGCGAAGCGGTGGTCTTCCTCGCTCGTACTTACGATGAGGTCTCCCTTGGTGTTGTTGTATCTGTGGCCCCGGACTATAAACTGGTTGACGGCTCTCAAAAGTTGATATTGTATTCTATTGAAGTGGGCATAGAGGCATTGAACTCCTTCCATAGGACAACCACATCCCCCTTTTCAATATATATGAGGATACCCCCCGTATCCTCGTTGTATTTTATTAGGTGAACGAAGTGGGAGTTGCCGAGTACGGCCTGCCCCACCACGTAACACATGGAGTCCTTATAGTCGGGACCCACGCAAATTTTGCGGATATCTCTCACAGTGTAACAATACGGTACATGACCTGCATAAAACAAGTGCTGTTTCCGTTTGTCGTGGCGGGAGGGTTGTCGGTGTAAATAGAAAGCGCAGTGTTTTCAGATATCCGAGCGTTGTCTACAGTCTGCTGATTAAGACAGAAATATCCGGGGCCATTGGCGTTAATAGAACCCGCGTTAATTGTAAACTGCCCCTCTTCAGAAACACCCGTGTAAGTACCTAGCTTAATAGGGTCTGGGAAGTCGTACTGAACGCTATTGAAATCCAAACGCAAAGCAGCAGAAATAACCTGAATGCTACGCAACAAGCCCGGAGCCGCAACGATTTGCACGGGCGTGGTATCTAGCGTTAGAATTTGAGCAGGCGTCAATGATACCTGAACCTTAAACACAAGGTCTTCCCAAGTAGGACTCAACCCGCCGTTAGACACCAAGGTCTGCCCCTGACTACCATTGCTTCCACCCGTAGTAAAGGTTCCCGACGAAAGAATAATGCCCCCTGAAGATTGAAGCACATTGCTAACAATCAAAGAGGAAGAGGTGATGGTGGGGGAGGTAAGGGTGGTAGAGGTAATGTCTCCCGTAAGGTTGATATCCTCGGTAGCGGTATCGCCAGCCGTGAGTACCGCCTGAAGGTCGGGGATGGTGCCCGCTCCACTGGCCAAATCCACGATACCCCCAATCGTAAACTGCTTGGTTGCGTCACTGTCTTCAGAGTCGGTACCGATAACGGTATCGCCAGCTACCGGAGAGGTCTTCTCCGGGTAGCTCGTTATGTTCCCAATCTTAGCCATCTTACTTCTTGCGGCGGTCGCCAGTAATAGCAGTAATAAGGATATCGAGATAGCCAAATACAGCATTGTCGGATTCCGTGGGAGTGAGGTTCACGATGACCTTGATGAGCGCCATGACAGCTACAACGAGGGGAATCCAGTTTTCTGTGATGAAATCAACCATGGAACCAAGTTACACAATTCAGTACAACCAAGCGACGCTGCCCGACTTGCTCGGGTCGCAGTCGACGTGGATGAAGTTCTGGCCTATACCTATGCGGTTGAAGCCGGCCTCGAGGAGGCCCTTCAAAATCAGGAACCGGCGGTTGGAACTGTCGGCACGCACGTCACTGGCCCAGCCCGTGAGGTGGCTGCTTCCCGGGACGCCCCCCACAGCAGCATTGTGCTCAGGCGTCCGAAACCCGGAGTTGATGACATAGGGTACATTGCTGTACCCACGAGCCAAATCCAGCTTATCCAAAAACTCCTGTTGCATCTCATGGCCGGAGCCGGGGAGGTCGGGGGAGTCGAACTCGGAGTAGGTGAAGTATTTCAATTGATGCCTTTCTGTGCCAGCAAGAGCTTAATCTCCTCTACGGAGACGACAAGCTTCTCGAGCATATTCATAACGGTAGCTTCCTGCTTCTCCAGCATGGCGATGCGGCCTTTTAATTTCCCCACCTCGGTAAGCATCTTGAAGTACACGCCTATCAGCGCACCCGCGAGCGTGAGGATTTCGAATATGGTAATCGTGTCGCCCATGCTACATCCGCGTTCTTTTCGTACTCAGGCACCCTACACACCCGAGTGTAGGAATTGTGCCGAGGCGCATGGTAAATATACTGAAGCTCCATTTAGTCTTCGGGGGGTAGGGCGCTGTTGTAAACACACTCTTCGTAATCCCACTCCACCAAGTTAGGAGGATATGGAATACGGTTGTTGCATTCGTAGTACCAACCCGGAATACCCTTGATGCCATCTACGAATGTCGCCAACTCATCTTCGGTATCAAATTCATTAAGAACATACGCCTCGTTGCACTCAAGTTCTGTCCCAACTTCATCACACGAATAAGTGAAGCCTGAAGCACCGGGCATATTTGTCAGACACCAATAAGGTTTTGTTGTAGTAAAATGTGACATTGTTACGAGAAAGTCGTTCCTGAAATAACCCAACCAAAGCCTCCATCAATAGAGTACGCTTCTCCGGAAACAAAGATGTCGTTGGCAAGGGTGAGCGTTGAATCGCTATCTACTGAACTTACCGAACTGTATGTGCCGTCCGTTGTGTTCTGAACCAAGTCTCCTGCCGAAACATCAGTTAAGAATGTCGCAGTAGAATCCACAAGTTCATTGGCTGATGTGGAATCCGTTGTTCCCGTTGTGCGGTTCGTTGCGGGTGTAGGGGCAATAAGTTTTAAGTATCCGTGATATGCCTCTTGCCCATCATATCCGGTTATCACGCTATACCCATTGCCGATAGTTCCGAAGTATTCTTGCGTTACGCTCAACTGCGTCTCGCTATCTACACTCGTAACGTAGGCATATTTTCCGGTTGTGGTGTTGTTTACGGTGTCTCCGACGGCAACACCGGAAGTGACAAACGTCGCGCCTGAATCAATGACTTTATCATTAGTCGATGCCCCAACGCCTGTTGTTGTGCCTGTCGCAACGGTAGATTCCGTTTCGGTCAAAGAAAAATTTGCGTCGGTATTATTTGAAAACGAAACCAACCTCGTTGCATTGACACCTTCTAATGGTCCGGGTGTTTGGAAAGGCCATTGTAAATACACTTGAGCCTTAATTCTCAAAACTCCATTGCCTCCGATTTTAGCTTCTGCCACAGTTGTCAAACTACGAATGTCCCACTCGCCAACGCTCTGCTGATAGACCCCATTAAAGCATAGGTTGCGCATATCCGTTACGTTACTTGTGTCCCAATTTTCGCAACCCTTGTTAGGCGCACTCCGAAACGCATTGACAAAAGTTGTACAACATTTGATTGTGCTGTAATCTGCATCTCCGATGGCTCCTCTTTCCCAATCTCTCAACTCAAAATCCCAAGTTGATGTATTAAAAAATAGTGAACTGAAAGAGAGGTTGTTACGAAGATTCCAAAGCCCTAAATTCCACCCGGTACGGCTCGTGTCGGTTTGTCCGCTTAAAGCACTGATGTACTGCATAGACCTCGTGTCCCAAACACTAACGTCATACGCTACGTAGTGCATACCCCCTCGCATATCTACGGCTCGGAAAATTTCGTAATTCTCTCCTGCCCCGGAATCTAAAAATATATTTGTTGCAAGCGTTAATTGCGTTTGACTATTGACACTTTGGACTGCCGATTGCTTTCCGGTGTCCATATTCGTTACCCAATCCTGATTGTCCACGCCGTCGGTGATAAAGGTGGCAGAACTATCAATGAGCCTAAAGTCAGTTTGCGTAGTGTTGGTTGAACTGCCTTTCAGTTGCCCAAAACTCCACCCGGAAGTATCGCTATTGAAATCTAACCCACTCCCAAACGCAAGCCAAGTTTTTACTTGCCACGTCCGGTCGTTCCACGCTTGAGCAGTAGTGTTTGCTACTCCAACGGGGCTTCCAAAATTGAAGTTTGAATTCCGGAATGCCGCCGTCATATCAGTGACATTTACAATGTCCCAACTTGAGATGTCTTGGTTGAAAGGTCCATTTGTTTGGTCAAAAACAAAACCCATATATGTCAACCCCGTGATGTCCCAACTTCCGATGTATTGATTGAACGCAGTGTTGACAAAGAACATCTGTTGTAAGGTCGTTGTTCCCCCTGCTTTCCTTATCAAATAATTTTGGGGTGAGGTCGTAAACAGGTCTGCGTTAAGCGTTAATTCTGTCTCGCTATCGACTGAGGCAATGGTTGTGAACTCTCGCTGATAGACTATATACACTTGCATTCCCGCAACAACATCATCGCTAATAAAGGTCGCGCTTGAGTCAATTAACTTGTTTGTAGCAACACTTGTATTGGTCCCCTTGGCATAGGTTTGGTTTATATTCCAAGTGTCTAATCCCACACCCACTCCTCCTACTCCTCCGTTGTTAAAGGCAAGAGTACCGCGAAAACATTGCTTGTAACTGCTTACGGCTCTCGTCAAGTTGTTCTCGCTCCACCTACTCAAATCTCTATTGAAGGCTTTGGCAAACCGGAATTTTGTATTAAAAGACGTGCCGACTGAATAAGGGCGAACGCCGCTGATGTCTTCATTATACAGGGTGCTGTTATTAAAACTACCCGCGCTCCATACGTCGTCAGGGAAAGCAGAAATTCCGACGTAAGTAAGAGCGGTTCCATTTGCGCCAAAAAATTGGAAGTTGCCCATAACGTCCGTTGCGCTTACAATGCTGAAAAAATCGCTGCTTATTCGGTTTGTAAATTTCGGCTCTCCCAAAACCCAACCCCAACTTGTGATGTCGGTAATAAAATTTTGCCTTGGGGTTTGTCCTGAAACGTCCTTGAACGCAACCTGCAAAGCGGAACTTATTGAGTAATAGCGCACAGAATAATTTCCGTCAACCGCGTAGGGGTGTACAATATTAATAGTTGTAGGGGCAGAACTAACAACTTCATACGCGCCATCTCCCCAACTGACTTCAGCGCAAGGCTGTGACGCCCCCTGCCAACCGCTATGAAAATTCAAATCTCCCGCTTGCACCGTGCTGATTTCAAATTGCATAAACTCGAAATCGAGGTCAACAAACTTTTGGCCCAAAGAAGTAATTGATACTCCTGAAGCCTTGACCTTATTTATTAGGGGAACCCCGTTTTTTCTTTTCGCTAAAGCCATCACTCAGGTATTCTGTTCTCAGGAAGATAGTACCAACCCGGAATACCTTTGATGGTGTCGATGCGCGTGGCGAGCTCCGCCTCGGTGGTGAATGTCTCAAGGTCAGCCTGCTCGGTGTCGAGCTGGAAGCCCGTAAACAAGTAGCCGTAGTTGCCCTTCTCGACACTCGTTCCGTCAAAGGCCAACCAGTACGTTGGCTCGGTAGCAGTGTATGTGTGGTGACTCATGATACAGCAGGTTCAGGGGTTCCGTCCACACACTCCCACTCATTGGGGTTCGGTGGGCTTGGGATGCGGTTGTCGCACGTGTCATACCAACCCGCTTCGCCACGGATGTTGTCGACGCGAGCCATAAGCTGAGCCTCCGTATCGTAAATCTCGAGATACAACTGGCCCGTGCTTACGCGCTGTCCCGGCTCCGAGATACAACTGGCCCGTGCTTACGCGCTGTCCCGGCTCGATATATCCATAGTACCAATTCTTGATGGCTTCGCCCGGCTCGCTCCAAGCGAACCAGAACTTCGGCCCCGTGGCCTCAGTGCAAATAAAGGTTGTTGTAGATAGTAGCATGATTAAACCGGTCCTCCGTCAGTAATGGTCCAACCGTAAGTTCCGGTGAGGATATTTCGCCCCGC